CCCATTCTTCAGTAGGTCGCCCATCTTCAAAGTGCACAGTTGATCCGCTGTATACGAAGTCGAGTGACGAGTCGCTTTGAAACTCAGCCATCATCAACTCTATCGCATCCGGTTCAAGCCAGTCGTCGGCGTCGTAGTGCATATAGTATTCCCCGTTTGCGCGTTTGAGCAATTCGAGGAATCCTCGCCTCGCACCTCCGCTGTTGTCCTCATGGATGATCGACTTGATTTGGTTCCCATAGCTCGTAATCACGGCGACTGATCGTCTGTTGATGCGTCATCGTCTACGATGATCTCAATGTCCGGATACGTCTGCCCAAGCATCGAATCTATACATTGTTTGAGATACCGCCCGTAATTGTAGTTGGTAATCCCAATTGTCACCAGTTGCCTTTTTTCCATTTACGCGCCCTTTCTTTTTTTGCGGGCTCTTTGGCAATCAGACCCGCGCAGAACCCCACAATCAATCCGAGCCCTATCCCGATTAGGAATAATACAATGTGCATGATTTGATAACCACCTCATTTCTCCACTAAAAAGCGGGCCCGCAGGCCCGCAAGGGAGGGTATGTATGAAAAAAGCCCGTATTGGGGCTATAGGGAATCTACAAATTCTTCAACGCTATCCATCTCGGACGTGAGATAACACATACAGTGTGGATGAGCCGGTTGTCCGCCATAAGGCACCGCGTTCTTCGGGTACACCCCCGGGCCAAGCCCGACGTCCGCGTCTGCCAGATCATCGCAGATGTCAACCTCCGGATGACTCCCGGAAAGATTCCACTTAATGCCCTTCACAAACGGCAGCTTCTTCGTCATCTCAACATAAGAACCTCGCCACGCTCGCTGTATCTCGGTTCTTGCAACTCTCATCGCGTTATACCGCATCGTCTTGCGAACGTATCGGTCAATAACTTTGCGCGCGCCAGCGGGTGATAAGCCTTGAAGTTGCTCTTGAATATACCTTGGGATCGAAGGTTCCAGTTGCGCTTGCGTGCGTAATATCTGGTTACGAACCTTCTTTGCACTCATCCCGGTTTGGAGCGACGCCGTCAGTATTCGCTTCACGTCTTCGGCGGTTTTATCCGCGAGCTTCCAGATGCGTTGGGATAGCTTGATACCGTCAATCGCCGGTTTGTCCATCACCCACACAGTAGCAGCGTAGTTGGTTTGCGTCATATCTTTCCAGCGATTTTGCACAAATTCAAACAGCTTGATATCCCCCGCATCTTTCTCGAACTTGTACTTCTTTGATTCGTACCGAAATCTCGCCGGAAGTTGTTTGTATAACTCCGTGTAATAGGCTTGTGTGAGCTTGTCGTCCATATCGTCAAAGGTTTTCTCGAAGAGCTTTGCAAAGTCTTTTCCGTATTCCTTTGCCGCGTTTTTAAGCGTAGAACTGAAAATGGCGGTAAGCGTCCCGTTGTCAAAGTCTATCTTGTCCACGGCTCTTTCAACGTTGTTAAAAAAACGGTTGAGCACACGCCCGTATCTTTGCTCGAGCTTCTTGGTTATTTCAATGTCAACGCGCCTCTGCATCGCTATCAACCGCTTGTTCTTCCGCCGCCCATTGCTTGTCGTACACGTCCTCTTCACCTGCTTGCTCTTTAATCCGCTTCAACACGGGGGCAGGGTCAATCGAGAGCGCCTTACATATCTCTTCTGTCGCGGTCTCTTTATCAACGATTCCGGCGCCAACGGCTACCGCAAGATTGGTAATCAATTCTGTCGGGTTTTTGGATATTATTGGCTCGTAGGATATAACCGCGTCGTTTTTGGATCCAAGCATCAGCGAAGCATACTCAAATACCTTTTCTAACCCGATTTTGAGGATTGAGCGATAACGCGAGATAATTGAGGTTAGGCCGGTCAGCTTCATTTCAAACGCGTATCCTGATTGCGCTGCGCCTTGCGACACTTGTACGAGCATTATCTCAGGGTATTCGTTTTGAACCTGCTCAATCAGCTTGTCTTTCTCGCCGGCCATAATCTTCATCACGTTGCCAGACATCTCGAGGAATTGCATCTGACCGCCGTCAGGAACCTGGACGAAGCGCATCTGCCTGACTGCTTTGGTGTCTTCACGCTTCTCTTCGTCTTTTGATTGTAACGACTCGGAGTTGAGCCGCACGTTCCCCCACGCAAGAGGGTCAGAATGGAGCTTGCCAATCGCTTTGATATCCGCGTGATACTCGTTGATCTCATCCAACGTATCGATCAGATTCTCGATCCGGGATACCGCGTCTTCCTCGGCCTTCTCGGCGGTGAACTCAACTAACGGAATAAAGCCCCAGAGGTTTGGGAGTTCCGTTACCTCTTCATTCACTTTCTGAATGATTCGATCGGGGAAGTATTCTTTCTCAATCTTTTCTTCTTCGGTGTCTATTTTGATCTTCGCGTAGGTGATATTCCCGCCCGCATCGTATTTGATCTCGGGAATTTCGTCAGAGATAAGAACGGCAAGAAGCACTTCGTCTTCGACCTTGGCAATATCCACCCATACGCGCCCTTCGAGCAGTATCTTGAGTGTGAGGTTCTCCTTCGAATATTCCCAGTCGTTCGACGCGATGATCGTTTCGGCAACCTTGCCGGTAATGTCAAACCCCTTAAGAATCATCGACACGTCCATGTTGATAATCAGCGGCGCAGGGTTATATATCTTCTTCACATTCCACGGGAGCGAGCGATCCGTCCGGTATCCTTCGTCGTATGCCTTGCCTTGGTACAGCTTCCATAAGTTAGTCTTCACTTGTCACCACCTGACCGTTGTGATATCTGTTGCCGTTCGCTTACCGATTCCGGTGTGTATCGCATACCGTATCGCGTCCATCGCGTGGTCGTTGTATTCTACCGGTATCTCGAGCGTGTTGCCGTCTTTGTCCTCTTTGTACTTGTACGCCTGTATCTCTTTGATCGTGTTAACGCATTCGCTGTATATATGGAGCTTATACCGTTTTACGGAATCGATTCCATCGGTTATCTTCTTCTCAGCTTTGTACACGTTGAATCCGGCGTAGTATATCTCCTGGATTCGATCGGGTTCCGCACAGTCAGCGTATATAGATTCTTTCGGCTTGACAATCTTTTGCATCTCTCGAATGAGTTCCGTGTTTGTTAGCCCGGATCGATAAAATTCGAACGGGATGTATATCTCGTTGTCTCGGATTCCAATCTTTATCAGGGCGGTTGGGTTGTTGTATCCGAAGTCAAGCCCCCATATCACCTCATCATACTGATTTGGCATCTTGTTAACGATGTCCCAGTTGTTGTAAATCAGGTTGCCGAGGATGCCCCATTCGCCAAGCGCATATACGCGGTGATAGTTTTCATCCTCGTTGATTAGGTTTTCTATCACTCGCACGTAATCGGCATCTAAGAATCGCAAGTTGTCTTTGTATGTTGTTTTCAGGATAGTGCAGTTATCAACCAGATTGTCAAAAAAGTGCGCCTTGAGCCATGAGAGTTGAGATATTGGATTGAACGTCAACACAAACCAATTCGGCTTATCCGATACGCCGCGAAGCCTCAAGTCAAGTTGCATAAAGTCTTCCTTGGTGATCTCGCTCGCCTCTTCTACCCATATCCCCGTAATGTTTACTATCGACTTGAGTTTTTCCACGTCGTCAAGGCCGGAGAATATAATTTGTGATCCGTTTACGAACGTGATTTCAAGCTCGCTTTTGTTCACACGGAAGAATTTATCAAGATTCCACTTGTAAATAAGCGTACGGAGCAACGCATACGTTGAATGCCGGTTTGTCCTTGCAACTTTGCGGGCAACAATCACCTTTTGGTTCTTGTTTTGCATTATGTCTAACAAGATGCGTTGCGCGATAAAATAACTCTTCCCGCTCCCGGCCCCACCGTAAAATATCTCATACCGCGTTTGGTTCTTGAGATACGGAATGTATGCGTCGTTGAACTCTTGCGCTTTGCTCTTGAATCGAATGTCTATAACGGTGTCATTCGCCATCGTCATCGAACCCGATCTTGATGAGCATATTGCCCCCATGATCGATGTCGAGGTTATCGCGTTGCCCGAGTATTTGCTTGCCGAGCCATATCAGAATCGTTCTGTCGCCGGATTCCGCAAGTTTCCATTGCATCCTCCGAAGACTTGCCCGACCACGTTGTCGCTCTTGGTTATAGAGTTCATTAAACTTCGCGTCGCGTTGGAGCGTGTCAACGGAGAGTTCGAGAACCGCAGCGATCTCTTCTTGCGTACAATGTATCGCCGACAGTTTCTTCACGAGTACGTAGTCTATTTTTTTCTTCGGTCTTGCCATCTGTATCACCTTTTTTTGAGTACCGCAAAACGTCATGGTGTCTTTTTTTCATAAAGTTCCCCGTTTCGCTTTATCGTGATGTTCGGGTCGAGCTTCCGCATCCGGTCGATGATGAC